ATTGGCTGCTTCAGCCATATTCATCGGACCTTGAACCGCACTGCCGGCTGGCGTTGGTGCTACTGTCTGCATGGTCTATTTCCCTATTTAAACAAGATTTTTGGATGCACGCTCAATTGCTCGTTGCGCCACCTTGCCGTTGTCGCTCAACTTGCGGACTTCGGACTTAAAGTTTTCAATTGATCTCAGCATCGCCCAAGCCATATCCCTTTTAGAGTTTTCCTCTGGCTTGCTGAACTCAAAGACATAGAGCTGGTCTTGCCGCATCTTTTCAATGACTGCAAAGAAGACCTCGTCTTTCATCAAAACATCAGCCTTGCGGCCTGCCTTTATTTCCTCTTCGTTCATTGAACCATTCCATTAGGGTTGATGGGTGGCAACTGCTCAACTGGCGGCGCCTGCACTTGGTTGGCGGCTTGCACCGCCTGCTGCACAAGAGCCGTCTGCTGCTGCATTGCCTCTCTGTCCATAGCCTGCCGAGCATCAATCTCGGCAGTGCTAATCTGTGTCCCATACTTTAACTCTAATTCGTACTTCTTGAGCAATAAGTCCTGCGCCAGTTGATCTCTTCGGTAATCATCATCACGCACCATCTGCTCGCGCTTCAACTCCAGCTCGGCAGCTTTCTTCTGAATGTCGGCCTGTATGGACTGCGCCTGCACCTGTGCAAGCACCTCTTCGGGGGTTGGTTTGGGCTGCTCTTGTGGCATCTGAAAGTCAGCAGGCAGCGTGTTGAAGTAGCTGGATGCGTCTTTGTAGCCAGACAACTCAATGGCTTTTTGCAATGTGCGGATGTACATCGGCAGTGACGCAATCTGATTCATCGGCCCAAACTGCGCCATGAGCTGCTCTTGCTTTTGCATGATGATGTTCAGCGCGGCCAGTCTTTCGTTGTTGTCGCCATTGCCGAGGCCGATATTGACTGTGACATCCATGGTGGCATCAAAGCCGCGAGGGTCGATCTGCACCCACTCATTCCGCAAACGCACCATGCGCGGCTTATCTTGGTGTGTGGTCATCAAGTACAAAATACCCTTGAAGAGCTTCTTCATGCCCTCTGCCAAAATGCGAGCTTGCAGCTCAATCCTTTGATTGCTGGCGCTGACAGTGGCAGCCACCGCCGCCTTGGTGGTTGACTGCAACGCATCAGGGTCTAAACCCATGGCGGCCTTGCTCATGCCGGTGCGGTCTTCACGCATCTGATCCATGTAGTCGAGCATGGGGAATGCGGCCTGTCCAACAAATGGCGTACTGAACGGCTGCATCATGCCTGGCGCTCTCATCCTGATAATGGCGCCAGTTTCATTATTTAAAACGTCATCAATATTGACCTGACCCTCAACCACCGCCGTGCGCGGGTGGATAGACTGAGCCAAAGAATCCAGCGTATTCCGCATGATCTCGGACTTAATCTCTTGGATGTCGTGCGTAATGTCAAAGATAGACATCGCCTCCAGTGGCGAGGTGTGTGGCTCGGGATCACAAGGAAAGTCCACAAATGGGATATAGCTGGCGGGTAAGTTACGAACCATTTTGTAACCCGAACCCATGCAACAAATCTTTCGCAACTCAGGCACGCCGTCACCATCAAAGTCAACGCGCATATACGCTTCAATATACAAAACCCTTTGCTGCATCGGATTCAGACTAGTGCCAGAGCCAATGGTGGTGCTCATCGGCTGACGCGCCAAATACTCGTCATTGCTGTCTAGGTCGGTGCTGCTGATGTTTTCTTCGATCTCATCTTGGTCATACCCCATACCGATCAAGTCAGAGACTGTCGCCATTTGTCGGTGGGCAATGATGCCGGCATCATCAAACGATCTTGCGCGGCGGTCCAGTATCAGCTCCTCGGGAGGTACGGCCATGATGCGGATACGTCCATCTTTGGTATTACGCTTGATCTGAACGTCATGCAACATGGGTTGGGGCATCTGCATTGGCAGGCCAGTCGCTGGATCAACCTGTGGCTGCATCATCTCCATCGGCATCGATGGATCGGGATAGCTGACCACAATCCTGACCTCGGCATCTTCTTGCATCAGGATCTGCACAGTCTGGTCATCAAGGCCAGAATATTCTTCGATCTTGACCTCTTCGACATCTTCCCAGTAATACTTGGCGATGCCACACTTACGCACCAGCGAGTCCTTAAACAGCGCATAGGTGGTCATGAAACCATTGTTGTCGGCGCTAAATACATAGTTGGCGTAATCTGTAGCCTGCTGTGCGCCGGCCACATCCTCGGGTCCACGCGGTACATATTCGACCACATTCTCAGAGCTGAAGAAGACTTTCATCAGGCTTGGCAACATTGCGCTGACAGTGTCGCGCACCTCCATTGCCACCACCTGGCTGCGCCCATCTTCCTCGTTCCCAAAGGGATCGCCTCGGTAATACTCAGTACCTCGGGCGCGAATCGGTGACACATCAGAGTCGATGTAGCTGACGGCGTCCTCCAGCTCGGCAGAGACAATGCCTTGCAGCTCGGTGTCGTCCATCGGCTCAATGGCGTCCATCATGTCAATGGGCATATTCATATCGTTAATCATTTTTTTGCCTTGTTTCTAGCAGATATATTTTTGGCCGTTTCTCTGGCGCCGGCCTTGCTTGACGCGCCCCAAGCCCTCAAACTCAACAGCAAGCGCGTTGGCTTGCCGTCTTTATATTCTGGTCCATCATTTCCCGCCATGCGTGCCAAAAAGCTCGCCCTGCGCGGATTGTCACCACTCTTGACCGGCGCCTTGATGTCTTGGCCTGCCGCCTTCAGACTAGCACGCCCAGCAGCATTCAAACCGCCTTTAGGGTTTTTACCCTCTTTACGCTGCCACGCCGGTGTCTTCATCTGTACCCCGCCACTTTCTTAGCCACTGACTTAGGCTGCTTGGCAAACTGCTTGCCCTTGGCCGTAGCCTCGCGCTTGGCCTTGGTAGTGGCCGCATACTCTTGTGGCGTCAGCGCCTTGATCGCGGCCTCTGGCAAATACCTCTCGCCAGTCTTAGCCGAGGGCTTGCCTGACTTGGTACGCCATTTCTGCCTGCCCCAGTCTTTAAGGGATTGCTGCGGGTCTTTCACTTCTTGGCCTTGGGCTTGGGTTGTGTATGGCTCAAGGGCTTGCTAGATGGTGAGTGCTTCGCACCACTCATCAGCTTTGCACCCGCTTTGTGTGTCGCCCCCTTGTACAACTTGCCATCAGGCAAGTAATGTGGTTTGTCTTTGCTCATGTCTTGTACCCTCCACCCTTTGATTTGTACTCTTTGGCCAGCAACTGTGCTTTCCTCGCCGACCACTCACCAGGGTCACCGCCTGATGTGCCAGCCTTAATGCGCTCAAACAAAGCCTTTCTCATGGTGGGCTTGGTGTAAACACCCGCCTGATTCACCTTGGACTTGGGCTTGGCCTTCATTTTCTCTTCCCGATCTTGATCACTAGCATGGGCATATCTTCGCCCTCCATGGCATTGTTCTCGCCAGCCTCGTAATCGTCACCCTCATCGCCCTCGGCCACCCAAGCATCACAGGTGCGACTAGCAGCACACTTAAAGTCGAATATCTCGCAATAACCCAAGTCGGCCTTCTCAATAAACTCCTCGGCATCGCCCTCGTCCCCAATGCCCTTTTCAATGCAATCAAGCATAGACTCGTCCTGATTAAAGGCCGCGCAGTTACCACACCTACTCGTCTTGGCCTCCTCAATAGTCACCTCCCACTCGTCTGCCTTGGCTTTCCAAAAAGCAGTATTGGGCAACTTAGGGTTCTCAGGGCCATAATTGGCAGAGTCAATCGCCTTGCCGCGATTCTTCAGATTCACAGTAATGTCTTGGGTCGCAGGGGGGCAGCTCTCGTCACCCTCCTCGTCACCCATCAACTGGTCAATGGTTTGCTTGATCGTTGCCATTACATCTTCCCCTTGGACTTCATGTTCTTGGCGGTACGGCTGCCGCGCATGGGCATCTTTGCTTCGCTCATTGCAATTGCCACCGCCTGCTTCGGATTCTTGACAACTTTCCCGCCCTTGCCGCTGTGCAATGTGCCTGCCTTGTACTCACCCATCACCTTGCCAACTTTCTTGGCTGCTTTGGTCATCTTCATTTGAATACCCCTTAAAAAACAATTAACGAATTATGCAACCCTTGAGAGGTTTCTTTTCAACGGCTGATTCCACTTCGTACTGGCCTTGGACCCCATCATGCCAATCACCGCATCGGACGCAAACGTCAAGCAAAACGCATCAGCCTTATCAGGTGAGGCCAATCCACGCTTCTTGATATCGTCCTTGCTCTCAATCTGAATCTTGCCGTTGGAAGTAAACATATATCTCACAGTCGCCAACTCAGCCACCAGCAGCTCATCTTTAGGCAACCGGCAGTCGCGCTGCTCCAACCACGCCTTGGCCTTGTACCAAAGCTCGGCTTTCAGATTCCTGTAAGTACCGCCCATGGCCGGTGACTCCGACACATTGATGCCGCGAGCAGGCAGATTCAACTCTTTCAACCGATCCACCACGCCAGCACCCAATCCAATGGAGTCCACCAGTATCTCCTCCGGCCTGTCGCTTGGCGCCAACGCCTCAAACTCAGCCACCACCGCACCAGTCAACTGCATCAGATCAAGATTTTTCCAAGTCTTGATAGGCTCAATCACCGCATTACCTCGCCTCTTGCACAGCGCAGACCGATCAGAGCCAAACCGCGCAACGTCCAATCCCCATACCAGCGGCGCATAAGGACTCGCCTCAACGTCCCGATTCATCGCCAAGTCCAGCAGCTCCATGGGGATGACAGTATCTTCATCACTTCTAGGGAATTCGCCCAAGACGCGGATGCGGTAGGCGTTGCTCTCCTCGCCATACCGCGCTTTCATCTCCTCAATGTAAGCCTCACTAACCCTTGGCGAGTCGGCGCAGGATACGCGCATGGTGATCCAGTCACCCGCCAATCGATTATGTGTGTCAAAGAAGAAACCGCTGGAACGCACAGGGTTTCCTAGTAGCAACGTGACTGCATTGTGGCCAGACATAGAACCAGAGGCCGCCTCAAATACTTTCTCAGGCACGCCTGACGCCTCGTCAGCCACCAGCATCACGTTGTCGCTGTGGACGCCCTGCAACGCCTCGGGCTGCTCGGCGCGGGAAGTACGCGCTGAGATGAACGCCTCTTCGTTGGCGTCTTTCACCTCAATGCGGTCCTGCTTCACCTCCAACTGATCATGCAGCATAGGTGGCAAAACCTTAACCCAACGCTTGACCTCCGCAAACAATGCGTCATACAACTGGCTGCTGGTAGGGGCAGTGACCACCACCTTGACAGGGAAGCGCAGGAATAGATACCAAATCATCGCCCAGGCGGATGCGGTGGACTTACCCACGCCGTGACCAGAGCGTACGCTTATGCGGCGGTTGCCGGCGGCGATGTGGTTGAGGAACTCCACTTGCCACGCATCAGGCTCAGTGTTCAGCACCTCCTTGACAAACAGGACAGGGTTGTTCTTGTAGAGCTTGACGAATTCAACAAAAGGGTTATTCACCACCAAATCATTGGAATTTTTTTTCGGGGGGCGCTTTGTCGCGGTGGGGGGTAGGGGGGTGGGGGTAGTCATGGCGATATGTGTTTAGGTGCTGCATCAGCCGCCCCCGCCGCCGCGAGCAAGGGGGGGCTCGCCGCGGCCACGGCAGCCACGGCCAGCGCCTGGCGGCCAGTAAACGGCTGAAAAGTTATCCACAGGTCGATGTATCGGTAAGTCATTGATTCATATGCTTTCTTACACCAACCTTACAAAATCGGTTTAACACGATGTTCATTATGTTAACTTTATTGTGGATAACTACAGCGATTTCGCCTAATAAACAGGCAGATTGCAGTTGTCCACAGGCCAGTGTGTACATCATGCGCCATTTTCTGTGGATAAGTCATCGATCACCTCGACATGGCGCAGCGCGGCCATGCGTAGGTCTTGCACGTTGATGTTGATCTGTTGCGCCTTTTGTAAGCCATAAGTCTTCTGATCCCATCGCTCGGCCAGCCACTGGCGAGTGCGGATGCGCTGGACATCGCGCTGCGGATGGTCAACCTCCATGCCGTCAGCGATCTTTATCGTGTCGCAAGCCATCAGATCGGCGGCACGCGTGCGCGCGCGTGTAATCATAGCACCATGATCGTTTTCATCAATCCAATCGTCTAGCGCACGTTTACTGATGCCCAGATCGATGCATATGTCTGCAATGCTTCGGCCACTCTCTACCATGCTGAAGATCATCTCTTCTGGCATCTCATTGAGAAAAGCAACATCTTTCCTGCGCTTTGGCGTGCCTGGCATCGCTTAACCCCTGTTTAAAGCTGTTTTGATCCGCTGGACGATGTCCAGTACCTTTTCGCGGATAAGTGCCGCTATGAGCTTAAATTTGGCCATCTCTGAACCTCTCTGCTTGTTTACTGTTGAACTTGTAGTCCATAGTGTCATTGTCGCTGAATGTCAGATCGTTTTCAAAGTCATCAAAGCCTGTTGCACCGCCAGGCTTGAACTCTGATGTTGGCTTGAAGCTGGTGAGCTGTGCTGTTGGCACAAGCGCCTTGATCTTGATCACTGCCTGCATACGCTCATCAGCCAGCAGTGCTTCAAGTTCCTGCATCGACCAGATATGGTGATTCGCCAAGTCCTGTCGCTGAGTCTGTATCGCTACTGCATCAACGACTGTTCGCACAATGACCATGGTCTGACCATTCTGCATCTCCCACTCAATCCTCGGTATGGTTGACGCTGGCTCCAGTCCCTCTTCGGTTGCCCACTGATCCAGCACGCCATACGCCCTGATCATTCCCGCCACGCTTGAATCGAACTTCACCTGATCTTTGGCCGCCATCGCCTGATGCAGTCTGCTGTTCTGTAGCCAAAATTTCTCTCTCAACTCACTGCTTACTAAAGTAATCAGTCGATTTTCTCCCCATTTCCTATCGCTGGCGGCTTTGACTGACTCCAACTCCACCAGTTTTGATTGAACGTGAATAGTCCAAGGATCTGCCTTTGGACTTGGCTGCTCCACCACTGGATGCTTGTTTGCTGTTCTCTTTGTCGCCATATCTCTATTCCCTCTTTTGGTGCAACTCGGTCACATACAGTGGTAACAAACCTCCGAGTCTTAGACTCTCGGTTTGTGACTTGTTACCTGTACGGAACAAACAAGTTACGTTTGTTACCTGTTTGTTACTTGTTACTGTGTATTCATCCAGCATCAAAGTCCATCGACTTATGCTGCATCCACACATAGTCATCCCTAATATCTCCCTCGCCTGACTTTTGCAAATCGTCCTTGGCGCGTTTCCACGCCATCTTGAATGCGCTTTTCTCCTCATCGGTACACCCCATCTTTGACCACAATTCCTGCCTCCACAGCTCCAACTTGATAGCATGGCGTTGTAAACCTTCTATGTACTTTGGTGCTCCATGCTCTTTGA